TCTTTGATGTTGACGGCATGTACAGTTTGTGTAAAGATAGCACAGGGCAGGCAATTCATTTGGCTGCATGGACAAAGGTAACTAAAGTTAAAGGGGAGTAACGTGGGAATACTGGACGAATTAAGACCACAGATTATCAAGGATAAGATAGCTACAAAAACTAGGATACATCTTGAAGATGCAATCATGGGTGCATGGCAGACTGAAACGGATCTCAAGAATTTCATTGAGTTATTGGTAGACCATCCCGATATCCGCTTGGATGAGCAAGAGATATGGAACTACGTAGACAGTATCCGTAAGGTGCATGAACTACGTATGCACATACTCATGGATACATTCTGCCAGACCTTACACCTAGATGGGTACGGTACCGCAGAAGATATAGCTGAGTACCAGCGTGGGCTAGAGGAAGCACACGAGGAAGCAGAGAAACGCCACAAGAAAAAGGGCAAGAAGAAATGAATATCCAGATTAAAATCTTAGATGAGAATCCAGATGGCTCAGCCAATGCTCAGGTTACCTATGACAAGGAGGCACTGGAGTATATGGTTGAGTATGCAATTGTAGGTATGCTTACAGAGTACATGAACAAGGTGAAGAAAGAAAAGAAAGATGCCATCAAAAAACCAAGAGTTAAGAAAGTATCTTAGTGGTTCAGCATCAAGTCCTGAGATGTCTTATGCAGACATCGGCAGGGAGATTGGTATTCACAGGAATAGCGTAGCTGATATAGAGGAGAGAGCACTACAGAAGTTACGCATGGGATTGGAGATGAGAGGTTATAAACTGGAGGACTTTTTTAAATGACACAATTTTTGTTAGACATGGTTATGTTTCTGTCAATCATTGGTGCAGGTGTACTGATAGTAATACTGGTAGACATAGCAGTTGGATGGTTGTCAAAGTGAACTTAGAAATAACCCATCACCGCAGTGCAAAGTGGAAGGGCGATACATGGGATGTCTCAGACAAACCAAGCTATCGATGGATTAGTAAAACTGAACAGTCTCCTAGCTTTGATGTATTGACTGACGCACTTAACTGGATAATTAAACATGACGAACAAGCTACGTTACGAAGTACGAGATGAATGGGGTGAGGTAGTCCGCATGTTTGCTACCAAGCAAGAAGCACAGGCTCACTGCAAACTAGACCCCACCTTTTGGGTGAAGGTTAATCCAAGAGTCAAGCGTAACTTATTTAAGGAAGCATACGAAAGGTTGGGGGCATGTCTATTCTAATACGAGCATTCATCTTAGCTGCATTTGCATTCGGCACGCTGGTAGGATACGTAGCCGGGAGAATGGAGTGGGATCACGAAGGATGTTATGACACACAGGATAAGTACCGTGGGTACGAGGCTTGGCTCAGTGTCAAGCAGGGTACATATAGATGTTTCTGGATTGAGAAAGAGTTTCCCTACAGAGTTAAGATGCAAGGAGTAATCGATGTTAAATGAGCACGCAAAGAATACCATAGGTATATTGCAGCAGTATCACAATGCAGGGGGTGATGCAATTGAAATCATTAAACTGTTACATGCAGAGAATGAAGTACTCAAGCGAGAGTTAGCTAAGCACATGGACATGGTCAATGATTTGATTCGAGATAAGTATGGTAGCCACCATTAAATGGGCAGGTACCGTCTTGTGTCTGGTAGGCATAGGTCTTACCAGTTACAACGTGTACCCGGCTAATGTGTTCTTAAGTCTGGTGGGCAGTGGACTCTGGACGATAGCAGGTATTTTGCAAAGGGATATGCCACTCATCCTAGTTGAAGCAGTGGCTGTGATTTTATATTTAAGTGGAGTAATTACATGGATGTTAAGATGAAGATGGATGCATTACCTGAAGGGTTTGAACCAGTAAAGAAGGAGAGACCCAAGCTAGTACGTAGACCAGTAGCACCTAAGAAGGAGTACATTCCTCTTACCGATGACGAGATTGAATCCTGCCGTAAGGGACAGGACATCTTTGAATTTGCAAGGGACATTGAAACAATTATCAAGGAGAAGAACAAGCTATGAACGTACCATATAACAACGGCAAGGTTAAGATCGGTTTGTCTTACGATTTAAATCCACTCAAGCCAAAGTACATAGAGCAGGATGTAGATATGCTTGAGTTACAAAGCTATTTGATTTACGATCCTAGAGTTTTAAACAGACACTATTGGACTACCCGTATTTACTTATGTGTTGTCTTATTTGTTTTAACAATTATGTTGTTGGCTAGCTAACGGAGGATGGGAGTATGAAATACAAGATTGAAATTAATGATGAAGCAGTGGATACTTTGGTAGTTAAAAATTTACAAGAGGCATACGAAGAATGTGTAGACACTATGCTTGACCGTACCAAACAAATGTTTGACCCGCTGGAAGATGTTATCCGTAGGCAAGCTGCACTGGCTGAGGTACTGGCATACTACATGGCACCACGAGAGTTCGGTGACTACATTCGTACATGGAATAACAAAGTTTTGGAGAGCACATTTAATTATGACAAAGAGGATAAAGATAGTTGATGCAATTGATGAGTACTACAAGTCCTTAGACTATCGCTGTCTTTCAGTATCGGCACAGCGTGACTATCGATACTGCCTCAATACCTTGCTTGCTACAGTTGTGCGTGGCAAGTTAGTATCCCGCATGTCCATGCAAGCATTCGATGTACCCCGTGCCCAGTTTGCCTACAATAAATGGGCAGAAAGGGGTATCCCATTTGCCAATCATACCCATGCTGTGACCAGTAAGCTGTACAACTTTGCAATTCAGCTAGGTTACATCGAGTCAAACCCGTTCAGCAAGGTATCTAAACGGTCCCATAGGGCACGCAAAGTGGTATGGACTAAGCAGGATATTAGGAGGTTCCTTACGACAGCCTACGGCTCGTTTAAATGGCGTTCTGTGGGGCTGATTGTGCAGATGGCATACGAGTGGTGCCAAAGGCTAGGGGATATGGCTAACCTAAAGTGGGAGGACTACGATGCAGAAAATAGAATCCTATATCTGGAACAGTCCAAGCGTAGGGCTAGGGTGGAGTTACCTACCACCGATGAGTTACATGAGATGCTCATGCAGCAGAAGGCAGACGTAGACTTTCAGCCATACATTGCACCTAGATGTAGGCAGAATAGTATTGTGGCTAAGCCGTATGACAAGATCACTCTGTCCCTAATTGCTCGTGAGATCATGGACAAAGCTGGGTTACCCAAGGAGTTGCAGATTATGGACATGCGTAGGACAGGCACAGTGGAGATGATTGATGCTGGTGTACCCATGCCACAGATCATGTCGATTACTGGGCATGCCAATCCACAGTCTGTAAAACCCTACATGAAAAATACCTTGACAAGTGCGAAGCAAGCTGCTAAGCTTCGCTTTAGTACGGCAGGTGATACAGTATAAGTGCTAACGAATAAGATAAGGAAATGTAAATGAAAGATGAGAAAGAGTTCTTTGATAAAGCTAAACATGTAGCTAAAGAATTAGATGCAGATACGTACCTATCACCCGATCAAGTAACAGTTACTTTAACAAGGGAACAATGGGCAGCAGTCAGCAAAGCAATTGATGTCGCTTGCTCTATGAAAGAAACAGACGAGTATAAGGTTTGTTCTTTGGAAGAGGCTGAGGCATTTGCTGCCAAGCGTATGAACGAATACGAATTCGCACACGATTTAGCAAATGAATTAATGGCTGGCAGTGAATGGTCTTTAACAGCACAAGCTTTGCTACGTAAACAAGCAGGCAGAATAAGAGAGTTGGAAAACCAATTAGATAAATGCAGTCATCACGAGGCTATGGCACACCAAGGCGGGTATGAAGTTGGTTATAAGAGGGGCTATGCTGTAGGATTAAAAGCAATGAGTCGCACATGAATATACCAGACAGATGGGTTGTCATCGAGGTTGTGAACGACACTACAAAACTATACCGAGTATTTGCTTGCTGGTATGGTGGCTGGGCAGGTGCAGATTCATGGCAAATCAATAGCGGTATTGTAGGCGTTACTGTCCAGCAAAACTACTTTGATTTTGAAGGACACTCAGGCTCGGTATATCGATGCCATAAAAATAACTATGGTTTAAATCTGTATGGTGGCTCGGTGTTAAATAATTTAATTGAAAAGTGTAAAGAGGAAGGCATTGACATACAGGTTATGTCAGAAGAAACTAAGTGGGAGGAACTAGTATGAGTAATAAACCTAACTACGTAGCGGAGGCACCCTATCAACCGGGCTACGAGGATGCAGTTATCACGGAATCAAAGCCAGTTTTATCCGGAATCTACAAATCAAAATCCCTTACACATCAAAGGATTACAGAACTATGGACGCTATCTAAAGGTGACCATATTCTATTTGCAAGAGCTATTGAAGAAGCACACAACATTCGTTAATCACTGGGAGTAAACATGACACACTATGAAATCAGCAGTAAGTTAGACACTATCCAATACAAGTACCAGAACCTTTCGTACATTGTAGAGATGATGGCTGCGGATACAACAGACAATTGCATGAGTGGTGCACTCTGGTCTGTCTACGATATGATGCAACACTTGACTTCTGAACTTGAGATTGTATCGAGTGATGTAATGCAACATCATATTGATACGAGCGAGGCTAAAGCTAAAGCAAAGAAAAAGAAATGAGCATAGATGTAAGACGATTCGTACAGGATCTAGAGTTATCTCTAGGTCAGCTGTACCGTGGTAACTGCCCGGTCTGCAAACGATACAAAACATTCACAGCAATCAATGACAATGGCAAGTTAATGTGGAACTGCTATGCCAACAGTTGCAATGTGGCAGGCATCACACGTACACAGCTGACTGCATCTGAGTTGTACAAGATGATGCGTGAGGAGAAGTACCATCAAGACTTACCCATCCAGTTTGATTTACCTGACTGGGTGATTGTCGATTATGGTAAGCCCTATCTCAGCACACTGTGTGACAGATACCAACTAGATCCACACTGGTTAGACTTGCGGTATGACATTCGTGAAGATCGGGTTGTGTTCCCCATCCGGCATGAAGGTAAGCTTGTAGATGCCACTGGTCGGGCAGGACACCCAGAGGTACAGCCTAAGTGGAGACGGTACGGTGAGGCACGGGTGCCATATATTGTCGGTGATACATCCGTGGCTGTGGTTGTGGAGGACTGTATCAGTGCTGCAGTTGTAGACACAGTCGGTGGCACAGGCTTTGCCCTTTTAGGTACAGCACTTTTGGATGAGCACAAAGATATGCTTTACAAGTATGCCACTGTTGTGGTAGCATTAGATCCTGACGCAATGAGTAAGACCCTGTTGTTTACTCGTGAGTTAAGGGCTGGTGGTATAAATGCTAAAGCCCTCAACTTACAAGATGACATCAAGTATCGAACTCAAGAAGACATAGATAAACTGAAGCAAATTATAGGAGAGTAAATGGAACTCACGCTGATTAGAAGTCTCATGAACAAGGACTTCTACGATGAGACAAGAGGAAATAGATGCCCTGAAAAACTATTCACAAAAGATATACGTAAGATCAAGTCCGTCATTGACAGTGCGATGGAGCAATACAAAAGAGATTTAACTGTCGATGAAGTCCAAGCATTATTCTTTGCAGCAAACCCCACACTAACTACAGCACAGAAACATTCATACGAATTGCAGTTCAATAAGATTCGTAATGAGGATGTCATGGGTGCTGACGTAGCTACCGAAGTACTGAGTAATATGTTCAGGCAGGTAGTCGGTGAGGAGGTTGCTAACCTAGGATTCTCATACGTCAATGGCGATGAGACTACGATGGAACCCTTACGTAACATCCTGAATAATTATCAAGATGATTTCACACCATCGATTCGTATCGAGTATGTAGACAATAGCATTGACAATCTGCTGGCTACATCTGCATCCAATACCAAGTGGAGATTCAATATCCAGTCACTGTTCCAGTCGGTCAATGGACTAGACAATGGCATGCTGTTTGTGATTGGTGCACGGAGTAACGTAGGTAAGTCAAGCTTTCACAGTACGCTGTGTGCTGCACCACATGGATGGGCGAGTCAAGGTGCAAAGATTCTAATCCTGTGTAATGAGGAGAAGCCTGAGCGTGTAGCGTCACGTTACATGACTGCTGCTACGGGCATGACCATGGCACAGATCGTGTCTGACAAGAACACTGCACACAGGATCTATGATCCAATCAAAGATAACCTGAAGTTTGTGGATGCCACTGGCAAGACAATGAAATGGGCAGAGTCAGTGATTAAGAAGCACAAGCCTGACATTGTAGTGATGGACATTGGCAGTAAGTTTGCTGAGGATGGTGCTGCATCAAACAACCACGAGACACTCAAGGCTAATGCTATATACGCACGCAATATAGGTAAGCTATACGGATGCCTAGTTGTGTATTGCACACAGTTGTCGGCTGAAGCTGAGGGTAAGATCGTATTGTCACAGGCTATGATTGAAGGCAGTAAGACTGGACTTGCAGGTGAATCAGATCTAATGATTCTAATTGCACGTAATCCACCAATGAATGATCAGACAGAGGATGATGGTATGCGTTACCTCAACATCGTGAAGAACAAGATCAGTGGTGTGCACAGGATTGTGAACTGCGAGTTCGATTACCAGACAGGAGTTTACAGTTCATGATATTAACCCTTGACGTAGAGAACACAGTATCAAATCGGGATGGGAAGAAACACCTAGACCCCTTTGAAACTGGCAACACACTAGTGATGGTAGGATGCAAGCCTTTGGATATGCCCTGCCAGATCTACACCTTTGACCACTCCGAAGTACAGGAGGATACCAAGGCGAATCACACTGCAGTACAGGCACTGCTAGACAAGACTACACTTTTAATAGGTCACAATATCAGCCACGATTTAGTGTGGTTGTGGGAGTCTGGGTTTAAGTACAATGGTCTGGTGTTTGATACGATGCTTGCTGACTATGTATTACAGCGAGGTATCAAGATGCCACTGGACTTAGGCAATGTAGCTATCAGACATAACTGTGATGTACTAAAGCAAGACACAATTAAGGAGTACTTCAAACATGGTTACAGCACTCGTGATATTCCTCACTCTGAACTTAGCATGTATCTTGAGCATGACTTGGGTGCTACTGAAGGTATATATAAATCTATTCAAGAGAAACTAAAGACACCTAAAGATCAGGGCTTAGCTGATACGATTGAGATGTCCAACGAAGTATGCGTAGTACTGTCACGTATCTACCAGACAGGCATACGTGTGGATCTTGATGCACTGAGTAAGGTGCGTGTGCAGTTCGAGACTGAGAAGGCAGAGACAGAGAAGCTATTGCAAGAGCATGTACGTAAGTTGATGGGCGATACACCAATCAATCTCAACAGTCCAGAGCAATTGTCATGGGTTGTGTACAGTCGTAAGCCTCGCAGTAAAGATGCATGGGCTACAGCTATCACACCTTACATGAATGACACAGACTTTAAAGAGGCAGTCAAGAGACACTTTGACATGGTGTACAAGACTCGTGCAGAGAAGTGCAGGGGTTGTGATGGTAAGGGATTCTTCTACAAGACTAAGAAGGATGGTGCTGCATTTAAGAAAGCAACTAAGTGTGGTACCTGCAATGGTGTAGGCTTTGAGTTTAAGAACACCAAGGATATTGCCGGATTAAAGTTCACTGCACCTAATGCGAAGTGGGCTAGTGCCAATGGCTTTGGTACTGGTAAGGATAACCTTGAAACACTGGAACGTGTAGCTACAGCCAAAGGCATGGCAGATGCTGCTGAATTTTTAGGCAAGTTACGTAGACTATCCGCACTAGATAGTTACCTAAGCAATTTCGTGGATGGCATTGCTAACTTCGTCAAGCCAGATGGGATGTTACATGTACGATTGAATCAACATATCACTTCGACTGGTAGATTTAGTGGGTCCAACCCCAATATGCAGAACATGCCAAGGGGTAATACATTCCCAGTGAAGCGGGTGTTTGTATCTCGCTTTGATGGTGGCAAGATCATGGAGGCAGACTTTGCAC